CCGCCCCAAGACGGCAAGTCTGAGATTGTCAGTCGCAAGTTGCCGCCCTATCTCATCGGTCGGTTCCCAGACTGGCGTATTGGCGCGTTCAGCTACTCAGACGACCTCGCCGGCCCTATGTCGCTCGACGTGCGAAGAAACCTTGCCAGCGAGCAACACGCCCGCCTGTTCCCCACATCCGACGCTCGGGCTAAGTACACAATCAACCGTGACGGCGAATTTACCTCACCGGGCGGCGACGGCAGTTATATCGGGCGGGGCGTCGGTTCGGGCGCAACGGGTCGCTCGCTCGATATTGGCATCATCGACGACCCGGTAAAGAATCAGCAGGAGGCGCTAAGTCCAACGACCAAGGAAGGACATTGGTCATGGTATCAATCCGTCTTCACGACTCGGCTATCTGAGAATTCCGGCCAGATCATCATGGCGACGAGTTGGGCCGAAGACGACTTGCCCGCCCGTATCTGCAACCAGTTCCGGGGCGATCCGCGCCTGACCATCCTGCGCTTCCCGGCGATCAATCTGCCGGGCGAGGTCGCATACGATCCGCTGCTGCCCGAGGGGGCGCTAGTTCCTGAGTTGCACAGTCTAAAGAAGCTGCTCGAAACCAAAGCGACATTCAGCGACTACTGGTGGGCTGCGCTCTACCAGCAATCGCCCCGCGCTATCGGCGGTAATGTCTTCAAGGACGAGGGTATTCGCTATTACTTGCCGAAAGACCTGCCGACCAAGTTCGATAAGGTGCTGGCAAGTTGGGATTGCACGTTCAAGGACACGGACGGCACCGACTTTGTTGTCGGGCAGGTTTGGGGCAAGGCTGGCGCGAACAGCTATCTACTCGCCCAGGTACGCGCCCGCATGAGCTTTACTCGAACTGTGCGCGAGGTCGTTGCGCTACGTGACGCTTGGCCGAAGACTCGCGAGATATTGATCGAAGACAAGGCGAACGGTCCTGCGGTCATCGATACGCTCAAGGCCAAGGTGCCCGGCCTGATACCTATCGAACCTGACGGCTCGAAGCTCGCCCGGGCGCATGCGGTAACAAGCTATTGGGAAGCGGGGAATGTGTGGCTACCACATCCAGACTTCGCGCCTTGGGTCAAGGACTTGCTGTCAGAACTTACCGCATTCCCCGCTGCAGCCAATGACGACCAAGTCGACGCGCTGACGCAAGCGCTCCGCCGGCTCTACCCGCTCTTTAGCCGCCTCAAGATCAGTCAAGCGGCGATGGAACGGGCGATGTCGGGGCGTTAGAACAACGCCGGCTCAAAGTTATTCCAATCGATGTCAGCGACTCGCTGCGTGACATACTTGTAGTTCTTTGAGGGTCGTTCCCATTGCCAGCGCACGACCAAGGATGCCGTAGCGGATTTGGGGCTTACGTTTCATGATGGTTAGCCAGTCCCTTTCGGGGCCGTCGGAGGTTTAGAGTTTAGGCTTGCGGGCGGTTGCGACGAATGAAACGCTAGGCTCATCTTTACGGAAGACTGAGAGCCATTCTTGCGCGGTTTCTTCAGTCACTTGACGCTCAGCTACGAAGTGATTACCGCGAGCGGCGTTAGTGCGAAGGCTCCAAAGTGTCAAGGTCTTGTTCATTTCGTTTCTCCGTTGCGTTGTTGATGTAGTAATTATGCACTACACTATTCACGAAGTCAACAATTATTTTCAAAATTAATTATAATTATTGTATGGATACTATCAAACGCCCCGTAGGACGCCCCCGCAAGCACCCCCGAACGCTCAAGGGTGACGGCTTGCGACTTGCCGCATATAAGGCCCAGACGCTCGCCAAGGACGCCGCGCCCTATACGTACCCGATCAAACCTCCTACCCTCGCGCCCGGCGTCGTTCCTAAAGGCGCACAAGCCCCCGTGATGGCAATGGACAGCAATCCGTACCAGTACGCCATGCGGGGCGGGCTTCCTGGCGGCGGCTTCCCGGGCTTTCAGTATCTCGCGCAGCTTGCCACCCGTGCCGAGTACCGGGCGTTTGCTTCGACCATGTCGACGGAACTGACTCGTGAATGGATTGAATTTTCAGGCAGTGACGACACAGCCGACAAGATCGAAGCAATCAAGGCGGAATTCAAGCGGCTAAACGTGCGGGGCGTGATCCAAACGGCCGCAGAACACGATTGCTACTTTGGGCGCGGGCAGATATTTATTGACTTGCGGGGCCATGATCGAGAAGTGCCGCTAGTTCTCGCCCCGGCAACCGTAGCCAAGAGAAGCCTTGTACGTATCAGCGCTGTCGAAGCAGTGTGGACAACGCCCAGCGCTTACAATGCACAAGACCCGTCCGCGCCTGACTTCTACAAGCCTACTGAATGGTGGATGCTTGGACAACAGGTGCATGCCTCGCGCTTGATGACCATCGTGACCCGCCCGCTGCCTGACATTCTGAAGCCGGCGTTCAACTTCGCCGGCATGAGCCTGTCGCAACTGGCAGAGCCTTACGTTGACAATTGGCTCCGCACGCGCCAGAGCGTTGCCGACCTTATCAACAACTTCAGTATCACGTGCCTCGCGACCAGCATGGAGCAAATCCTGCAGGGCAACGATGACGGCGCGGACCTTTTCAAGCGGGCCGACCTTTTCACGGCCATGCGTAGCAATAAGGGCTTGATGCTGCTCGACAAGGATCGCGAGGAACTCGTACAGGTCAATACGCCGCTGTCCGGACTGCACGAACTGCAGGCGCAGAGCCAAGAGCATATGTGTTCTTGCTCCAGGATGCCCGCTATCGTGCTGACGGGCATCTCGCCAAGTGGGTTGAATGCGTCCAGTGACGGCGAGATTCGAGTCTTCTACGACTGGATCGCTGCGCAGCAGACGGCCTACTGGCGCGCCCCGGTCGAGACGATTCTTGACCTTGTGCAACTGTCGTTGTTCGGTGAGATTTTCCGAGACATAACTTTTGACTTCGTACCGCTCTATCAGATGACGCCGGCGGAAGAATCCGATATTCGCGCCAAGGATGGCGTAACGGATGTTGGCTACATCAATGCGGGCGTTGTCGATCCGTCCGAAGTGCGCGAGAAGCTAGCAAAAGACCCGACAAGCGGCTTTGACGGGCTTGACTTGTCGCTCATTATCGTGCCGCCTTCGGAGCCTGACGATATGGGTGGGGAACTGCCAGAAGAGAAGCCGAGCGATGCCGAGCAAGCCTAAAGTCGCCCGGGCGACCCACGCGAACCGGGGAATCGAAAGTGCGTACCGACGGTCAATGCTCGCCCTGATTGACCAGATGAATGCGTCCGTCGAGTACTGGCTGACGGCAGGCTATCGCAAGGAGCCGCCGCGCATGGCCGCGCTTGTTGAGTATAGCTATGATGCTGATTTAGCTCTATTTTCGGGTGGCGGGCGGCACCCTATCGATGCTCGGCGCTTAGCCTTGGACGCCTCGCCCGCTCTCCACATTAAGCGCGTCCTGGCCGACCTTGCCGACCGCTGGATAAAGCGCTTTGACGAGTGGGCACCAAAGATCGCCGAGGCGTACCTGCGCGATATGTTCAAAGCGTCCGACAGTTCCATGCGTGCCGCGCTGAAGGATGCGGGCTGGACTGTTGAATTCAAGATGACACCAGCAGTGCGTGACGCATTTCAAGCCTCGCTCGCCGAGAACGTCGGCTTGATACGTTCCATTCCCGAGCAGTATCTGGGCAAAGTCGAAGGTATCGTCATGCGGTCGTATAGCGCGGGCCGCGACTTGCAGACGATGGTTAAAGACTTGAAGGCGCTCTATCCACAAGCAGCACATCGGGCGGAATTGATAGCCAGGGACCAAAGCGGGAAGGCTAATGCTGTCGTCAACCGGGCGCGACAATTGGAATTAGGTATTACAGAAGCCGTATGGCTTCACTCTCATGCAGGCAAGACGCCCCGCCCTGACCACGTTGCTGCGAACGGGAAGCGCTACAAGATTGCGGAAGGGTGTCTCATATCGGGCGAGTACATACAGCCGGGCGAAGAGATTAACTGCCGCTGTACGTCTCGACCAATACTGCCGATTTAGATCAGATTAGGCGCGTACCGGTTTAGCTTTGATTGCGCCATACATGACGCTTGCTTTAAAGGCTTCAGTTCTTCTCATTTTTCTGAAAAGCTGATCCGCCAAGTCGTCAAGGTCAATTTCGACTTCGATGGTCAAGAAAACGCCGGGGCCATTTTGGTATTTGAATTGTTTAGCGATTTTGTCCATGGTGTTCTCCGTTGCGTTGTTGATGTAGTAATTATGCATTACGCTATTTAACTTGTCAAGCAGAATTTGCAAAAATGTTTCATAATTCCCACATCTTTACGGAGCGTACATCATGGGCGAACTTGCCTCAGACGGACGAATGATCTATCCCAATCGAGCCGCCCAAGCCTTCGGGTACGACGGTAACGGGAAGATGACCACAGCTACCCTCACGCAGTACGGCGCGGTGTACGTGAAAACTTACACTTGGACAAATTCGCTTCTCACCGCTCAGAGTTTGTGGGTTAAGCAATGAAACTCGATTGGGCGAAGATTTACGCGCTGTCAGGCGTTACGCCGACGGACGCGCTGAAGCAGCAAGCTGAGATTTTCAGCAAGTTCGGAATGTCGCCCACGATCATTGCCAATCTTATCGCCTGTCTGGGAACCGGCGGCGAAGTCGCGCCCGCCCCTATTGGCATCATGGCCGCAAGTCAGGTCCCTGTCGCCATATACTCGCTGCGCAAGGTCAATCCGGCCTATGCCGGAAATTGCTGTCAGGTTCGAGACTCGGGCAACACGCTTCGCACCTTTGGATTCAACGCCAACGGCGTGATCGACGTGAGCCTTGCGCCAACCTACGGCGACGGCGTAACTTTCACGCTTGCCTCGTTTTACGACCAGTCAGGCGGCAATCACCATTTCTCATCGACTGCTCGCCCGATCTTCAAGCTTGCGCAGATCACAACGCAGGATGGCTATTCGCTGCCGGGCATTGACTTCACGTCCAAGACGTTGAACATGGTCACGACCGACACGTTTGTAGCCGTCGGCGGCACCAACAATCTTGCGGTCCATATCATCGGGCAGACTGCCGGCTGGTCGAGCGCTGGAACGCACGCACGCGCCCCTGCGGTGTATTCGAGCGCCAACGGCCCGATGCTTGGCTATGGCACCGCCGCTAACGGTCTTGTCTTCGGGGCGTACATGGCCTCTGGTGAGACCGTCATGTACGCCAAGCAAGGCGAGTTGCTTCTTGAAGACGGAACGCCGACGGCGGCTCGCGTGCGCAATCTTTGGTTCAATCAGCGCGGGGCGACCGTTGCTGGCGGCGCGGATATTCGCAAGTTCTATACTGGGCGGGTGCACGGTGTTGCTGACGCCCAATCGCAGCGACTCGTCCTGGGCAATAATGGGGCGGTCAGCCAGTCGCACAACGGCATGATCTTTGAAGTCGTCCTATACCAGAACGCTACGCCAATGGCGGATACGGAGGCGTGGGCGATAAGCTTGGGTCAGCGGCAATTCTGGGGCGCGCTTGGCGCGGCGAACTATCCGACTCGCTACTATGCTATCGGCGCGGGCCAATCGTTGATGCAGTACTATGCAACAATTGCTTCGGCAAGCACGGGCCTTCTAGCAGATTGTGCGAACCTTCGCATCTTCACACCGGCCGTAACCACGCTTCTCAATGCCGCCGGCTATCCAGACAGAGAACTGCTGGCGGCATTTGGTGCGACGGCTTATGGCGGCTCATCGGCGCTTAAAGGTGCTGGCGCGGGCACGCCAGACGGCCCTGGTGGAACGTCCTGGTTGAGTTGGGACGGCTCGACGCTGGTCAAGAAATTTTGGTGGGACCAAGACCTCGACATTCCCGGCCCTGTACTCGTCAATTGGAAAACTCAGATCGCGGCGTTCGTCGGCGCGAAGTACAACAACACGGCGATATTGTGGGATCAAGGACAAGCTGAAGCGATCACCTTCTCGGGCGGCGAGGTTGGTTCGGTCACGATTGCAAACTGGACGCGCTGCACGCCGCTTATCTGGGCGAACATGCGGGCCACGCTGGGCAATGCCACAATTCCCATCGTGATCCAGCCGCTCGGCCGGCAACAGGGCTACGATACGATGATGCGGACGTTGCGGCTCATTCAGAATCAATTCGCGGCCAACGATTCAACCGTGCATCTAAGCGCTGATGATCACGACTTGACGCGCCAGGACGGAGTGCATTTAGGGGCGGGACCTGCTGACCCTTACGGCTTCGATACCGCCGCTACGCGCATATCCAAAGGCTTTATTGCGCAATTTGACGCCTCCGTAAAATATACCGGCCCGTCGGTTATCTCGGCGGTACGATCCAGTACGACAAGCGTTGACGTTACGATTGGATGGGCGGCAACTGGAAGCGGAACGGACTTTACGCCGACGAGCGGAATTGTCGGATTTGAAATAACCGATGGTGGCGGAGCGCGGACTATTTCGGCAGCAGTTCGCCAATCCGCAAGCACGATTCGATTGACCGTATCGGGCGCGGCATTTAGCGGCTCAGTTTCGGTTATCCACAATCCGCAGCCGTCGGCACTCGATAGAACTTTGATGGTTATCGATAATATCGGCCTGCCGCTGGCTCCGTGCACGGCAATAATGGACATAATCTAAAAATAGTCTCATAATTCGCAATCATGCCTATCCTGAAACTTGCCTTAGACCGAAGCGCCCGCCGAGTAGATGTTGACGGGCGGCTTCACGTTGACCGCTCGCATATAAGTAAAGCGAATGTTTGCGTTTACTACGGGAACGAAATCCCCGGATGGGAAGCGCTTGGCCTTGATGGCTCGAAGGTTTACCGCCTGCTTCGCGATCCGGTCGAATTGGAACGTGCCGCGCCGACCTTTGCCCGTTTACCGATCCTTTCCAAGCACGTTCCGGTAACGGTCGATACCCCGCAGCCCGATTTGATTGTGGGCGCGATTGGCTCTGATGTGGCATTTGCCGCGCCTTATCTCGACGCGGATTTGTGCGTATGGGACGCGAAGGCCATTGCTGGAATTGAAACTGAGCAGATTATCGAATTATCCTGTGCGTACCGTTATGTGCCTGTTATGGAGGCCGGCGAGTTTGAAGGCCAAGCCTACGACGGGAAAATGACGGAAATACAGGGCAATCACTTGGCGCTTGTCGAAGTTGGGCGTGCCGGTGCTGATGTTGTTGTAGCAGATGCAAACCCCTTTACCTACAAGGAATCCGCGATGAAGACGACCAAACTGGGCAAGGCCCTTTTTGCGGCACTTTGCGCGGCCTCTCCGGTCCTGGCTGCGGATTCCGCGCTGCCCGCTCTGGTCGGCCTCGCAAACCGCAAGAATTTCGACACGGCCGGCGTCAAGGCCAAACTGATGGCGCTCGATGCCACTCTGGACCCGCAGCAACTGGACCGCGTGATCGACGCGCTGCTCGACGTTGAGCAACCGGAAGAACCGACCGCTGTCGCCCCGATGGCCGGCGCGGGGGACGAAGGGCCGTGCGACAAGGTCAAGGCCATGCTGGCCGGCAAGGTCGACGACGCCACAATCGAACAGATTTGTGCGCTCATCGCCCCGCCCGCCGCCGAAGATGAATTTCCGGAAAAGAAAGAAGAGCTGGGCATGAAGAAAGAAGAAGTCAAAGCCGCAATGGACGGCTTGCGCAAGGACTTGCGTGACGCCGAAGAAGCTCGCCGTGACGTGCGCCCGGTCGTCGGTGACGTATCGACTAGCATCGATTCGGCCGCTGAAGTCTACGCTTTCGCGCTCGACCAGATGACCGTCGATCACAAAGATGTGGAAGGCACCCCGGCGCTGCGTGCGCTGTTCCGTGTCGCCCACGCCGCCAAGGGCCGGGACATTACGCCGCATATCGCGCAGGATGCCGATGCGATGGCGAAGCAGTTCCCCGGCGCTGCCCGTTTTCGTAACGCATAAAGGAGGTCATTACCATGACTGGATTTCAAAAACAGGTCAATCTGACCCCCGCGCCGGCGGTTGAAGGTGACTTCGCATCCGCCAATCCCCGCTCTACCTATCTCGCAGGTCCCGGCGGGCTTGTCGCAGGATCGGAAGGCGTAACCGTCGCCAAGTTCGCCTGGGTCGATGATGTCGACAGCACGACTGTTCGCAGTTACGGCACCTTCACGGGCAAGCCGTCAGGATTCGTGCATCGCGAGCAACAGGGCTTGATTACCGACTACCTCGCCGAATCGGGCATGAAGGTTCAGCAGGGATTCCCGATCACGCTGTATACCGAAGGCGACTTCTGGGCCAAGGTTACGGGCGCAACCGCCGCGACTGTCGGCGCTGCCGTCTATGCGACCTACGCTACCGGCGCGATCACCATCGGCTCGGCGGCGACTGGTGCCAGCACGACCGCCAGCATCGGTGCGACCTTCACGGCGTCCGCAGGCTCGCCGAGCACGAAACTGGTCGTCACCTCTGTCACTGGCCTGATCAGTGCTGGCGATACGCTCAGCGGTACGGGCATCACGGCCGGTACGACCGTAATCTCGCAAGACAGTGGCGCGACTGGCGGCGCGGGCACCTACACCATCAGCGCAGCAAATACGACCAGTGCGGCGACCGTTACGGCCTTCGGTACGGTCCTGAACGTCACGGCGGTCGGTTCCGGCACGGTTCTGGTCGGCGCTCCGGTCAGCGCCCCGAGCGGTTCGGTCATTTCTTCGCAGATCAGCGGCGCGACCGGCGGCATCGGCCTGTATCGACTGGATGTGGGCGCGACGGCTTATACGGCGTCGGGCACCATCACCACAACCGGCGGCGTCCTGACCAGTTGGGTTGCGAAGTCGGTCGCTGCGGTCGGCGAACTCGTCAAAATTTCTACGTGGGGTAACTAACATGAGCCTTATCAAAACTCAGGCTGAACTGCATTGGAATATGCAGCAAGCCGGCATCAATTTCATGGGGGTTACTCCTGACGTGCAGGTTGTCGGGGCGTCCATGCGTCTCGCACACGATGGCTTCGCATGCGATGCACAGCCGACGCTCATCACGACCAGCAACTCGGGCATTCCTGCGTTCCTCTCGACCTACATCGATCCGAAGTTGATCGAAGTTCTCGTCTCGCCGATGAAAGCTGCCGAGATTGTGGGCGGTGAAGTCAAGAAAGGCGACTGGACGACCGAGACGGCAATGTTCCCGATTGTCGAATCGACGGGCGAAACCTCGTCGTATGGCGACTATTCCGAGAACGGGCGAGCCGGCGTCAATTCCAACTTCCCCCAGCGTCAGAGCTATCACTATCAGGTAATGACGCAATGGGGCGAGCGCGAACTCGAAAAGGCCGGTCTGGCCCGCATCGACTGGGCCAATCGGCTCAACATCGCCAGCGTTCTGACACTGAACAAGTTCCAGAACAAGACGTACTTCTTCGGCGTCGCCGGCCTGCAGAATTATGGCCTGCTCAACGATCCGAACCTGTCCGCCGCCATCGTGCCGACCACGAAGACAGCTGGCGGTACGACCTGGGCGGTTGCGACCGGCACGGAAGTGTTGGCGGATATCACCAAGCTCTATGTCCAATTGCAGAACCAAGCAAACGGCATGATCGACCGCGATACCCGCATGACGCTCGCCATGTCGTCGCTCGCTGATGGCAACGGGATGACGAAGGTGACGGACCTCAACGTGTCGGTTCAGGAGAAAATCAAGAAGATTTATCCGAACATGACCGTCAAGACCGCGCCGGAATACTCGACTGCTGCCGGCGAACTGGTGCAACTGATCGCCGACGAAATTGAAGGTCAGCGTACCGCCGACTGCGCGTTCACCGAGAAGCTCCGGGCGCATCCAATTGTGGTCGGTTCCAGTTCTTTCAAACAAAAAAAATCGCAAGGGACTTTTGGCACGATCATTTGCCGCCCGGTGTTCGTGGCGCAAATGATCGGCGTCTAAACGAGCCTTGCAATAAGTACAGCCCTGGAGATTTTACCTTCCGGGGCTTTTTCTTGTCTTGCGTTTGCGAAAAGTGCCGTCTAAAATGAAATTTCTTTCTGTTAATCAATTTTTGGTCGCTAATCACTCAGGAGAAATATCATGCTTCGGGTATGGTAAAGCATACCGCTTGCAATACTTAACGGAACGGGGCTATTATGGCCCTGTTTCTTTATCACCTTCACGGAGAGTACATCATGGGCAAAACAGTAATCGTCGGCTGCAAGTTGCCGAATGGCATCATTCTCGAATCGCCGCTCGATCCGGGCATCAAGGTCGAACTGAACGGGGCGAACAAGGCCACAATCATCGGTGCGGGCTACGGCTCGACTGAAGTCGATGACGACTTCTGGCAGTTGTGGGCAGCGCAGAACAAAGACTTTCCGGCCTTCACATCGCACGCGATCTTCGTCGCCAAGAATGCCGTCGAGGTTGTCTCGGTCGCCAAGGAACTGAAAGACGAGCGCACCGGTATCGAACCGATGCAAACCGATGGCAATGATCCTCGTGCTCGTGGCGTCGCTGTTGCCGACAAGGACTGATCGCCATGGCCGTCGTCGTTTTCGATCCGGTCGCTTTCAAAGCCCGCTATCCAGAATTCGCGGCGGTCAGCGATGGCCTACTGTCGGCATGCTTCACTGAAGCCGGCCTGTACCTGTCCAACACGGACGCCTCGCCCGTTCAGAGCGTTCCGCGCCGTACCTTGATGCTCAACATGTTAACCGCACATGTGGCCTACCTGGGCGGCGCGTTGAGCCTTGACGGCCAGCCACGTCCCGTCGGGCGGCTATCGCAAGCGGGAGAAGGTTCCGTATCGGCATCGTTTGAGTACATGACGCCCGGTACGCAGGCATATTTTGCCCAGTCACAGTATGGAGTTGCGTTCTGGCAGGCCACGCTTAGCCTTCGATCCTTCCATTACCGCCCCCGCCCTACGTGCTATTAGGGGATTGAGATGACTCGCGACGAACTGCTAACAAAACTCTGTGAAGACCTCGGTATTGCGGATACGGAAGTTGCCCACGATCTTATTGAGAAATTTGAGGCTGACGCTAAAAACTGTCATTGGCTCGACCAAGGCAACGCGACTTGGGAAGACAAATTACGATGGGCACGAGAAGATGCAAATAAATGTCGGATTGCGCTTGAAGTCGCGTTGAAAGAACTGGGCCGATAGCATGGCGACCCTTTCCGGTTCCGACGGCGTGATGAAAGCCCTTGAAGAAATTGCGAAGAAAATGGGCGGCGGGTCGGTATCGGTCGGGTTCCCAGAAGGTGACACTTACCCAGATGGTACGCCTGTCGCCGCTGCTGCTTTCTGGAATGAGTTTGGCACGTCAACCATTCCGCCTCGCCCGTTCTTCCGCACGATGATTGCCAAAGAATCGCCCGGCTGGCCTGCAACGATGGCCGCTCAAGCAAAAGCCACAAACTACAATGGGCCTCTCGTCTTGGCGCGAATGGGGGCAGACATTGCCGGAGCTTTACGTGAGTCCATTATTGACGTGAACAGCCCCCCGCTCTCGCCAATCACCCTCATGCTCCGCAAGATGGTCGGCAACAAACCGGAGCTTGTAACTGGCGCAATGGTCGGCGAGGCGGCGCGAAAAGTTGCTGCTGGTGAAACCGGCGCGACCGGAACGCAGGCCAAACCTCTCGATTGGACGGGCACGATGATGCGCGCCCCGGCATATAGCGTTAACGGCGGAGCTTTTACGAGGATTGCGGAATGAATATCAAAGTGAACGGCAAGGATGTGAATACTCCGGTCAGTCAATTGACCTATGACGCGCTGTGTTTCTTGGCCCGCGTCGATCCTGCCAACAATCCGAGCGCTACGTATCGTTTACCCAACGGAGCGAGCGGCGTCGTTTGGCCCGGCAATCCGGCGCAAGTTGTCGAGGGCGCAAAGTACAGCGTTTATCATACGGGACTTTCCTGATGGACCTTCGCGGCATTGCTAATAGCGTAACGAACATCGTCAATCCGAACGAGACGGTAAGTGTCTTGCGCTCGACGGGCTTTACGGTCGGCTCGGGCGGTAAGCAAGTGCCGACCTACGCGACGGCGGTAGATGGCCCGGCACAAGTGCAGGCCCTGGACGGCGACACGCTCAAGCAGATGGACAACCTAAACATTCAAGGCGTGCTGCGTGCGATCTACCTGCGCGGGGCGCTGGCGGGCGTTGTGCGGCCCGCAGGCACGGGCGGCGACATTGTGAAACGTAAGGCCGGGACCGAAACATGGCTTGTCGTCAAAGTGCTCGAGACATGGCCCGATTGGACCAAAGCGGTTATCTGTTTGCAAAGCTCATAATGCCTAACTACGTATCAAGCATAACGGTCGATGCGGTTATTGACGCGCTCAAGGCGTTTCTGTTGCCGTTCATTCCTGACGGTGCGAATAAAATCGTGCGCGGCCAGGGCAATCGCGTTCCATTGCCGGCCGATCCGTGTGTTGTGCTGACCGAATTGCTGCAAGTCGATTTGAGCGTACCGCGCATGGATTATCAGCCGCCGACCGATCCTATTCCAGCCATCGGGACGGCCACAATTCACGGGCCGGCGCGCATTGATGTGCAGGTTGATTTTTACGGCGAGAGTGCGGGCGATTACTGCAAGGCCGTAAAAAATACGTTCAAATCAATGTGGGGAGCAGCACAGTTTCCAAAAAATATCCAGCCCCTTTATACGTCGGATGGCGTACAATCCCCATTGATTACGGGGGAAGAACAATGGGCGAGCCGATGGACGCTTACCGTTTCGATGCAATATAACCCTGTTGTGACCGTGCCCCAAGATTTTGCCAGCGAGCTTGCGGTACATGAAACCATCGCGGCAGACATTAATTATGAGGTTTAAATCATGAGCATTCCTGCCTCGGACATAGTAACAGTTAATCCCGGCGTCGTCGGAACGGGCGGGAGTCCGCTCGCGCTTAACGGCGTCATTATGACCAAGAACGAATTGCTGCCAACTTCCGCCGTTCGTTCCTTTGCATCCGCTGATGCGGTCAGCGCCTTTTTCGGACCGTCGTCCGCCGAATATACGCTCGCGTCGATTTACTTTCTCGGCTTCGACAACTCCACGCTCAAGTCCGGCACACTGTACTTTGCCCCCTACGTCGGCGCGGCGCGTGCTGCATGGCTTCAGTCGGGTACGCTGTCTGGCATGACCTTGATCGACCTGCAGGCGCTCACCGGTACATTGATCGTTACCGTCGACGGCACGGCCTTCACGTCGTCCTCGATTAGCCTTGCAACCGCCACCAGCTTCAGCGATGCGGCCACGAAGATCGCCGCTGCCTTCACGGGCACAGGCAAGCCGACTTGCGCTTGGAACGCGGTAAATAGCACGTTCTCGCTGGTCAGCACGACGACCGGCGCGACCTCGACCATCGGCTATGCGACCGGAACGCTTTCTGCCTCGCTCAAATTCACCAGTGCGACCGGCGCGATTCTCTCGCAAGGCGCTGTTGTCGACACCCCAACTACCGCGATGAACTCCGTCAAGGCCCAGACTCAGAACTGGGTTGACTTCATGACAATGTGGGAGCCGCTGACCGCCGACAAGACGGCCTTTGCTGTCTGGACCAACTCGCAGAATCAACGCTACATGTACGCCTGTTGGGATACCGACGCACAAGCCATTATCAACGGTTCGACAACCAACTTCGGGTATCTTGCCAAGACTGCGAAATACGACGGCGTCGTCCCACTTTATAACACTGCGGCGCTCGCCGCCTTCGTTCTGGGTACCGTGGCGTCAATCGACTTCAGCCGCAAAAACGGCCGCATCACGGGCGCGTTCAAGTCGCAGAGTGGATTTACCGCCACCGTTACCGACCAGCAGATTGCCGCGAACCTGCTTGCCAACGGCTACAGCTTCTACGGTATCTATGCCACGGCCAACGACCAATTCGAGTTTCTGTACAACGGCCAGATGACCGGCAAGTGGTTGTGGATCGATCCGTTCGTCAATCAGGTCTATTTGAACTCCCAATTCCAGCTTGCCGAATTGTCGCTGCTCACAAGCGTCGGTTCGATTCCCTATAACGAGGCTGGCTACTCGCTGATTCGTGCCGCGATGATCGACCCTATCGAAGCCGCGCTCAACTTCGGCGCGATTCGTACCGGCATCAGCATGTCGAACTCGCAGAAAGCTCAGGTCAATCAAGCGGCCGGACTGGACGTGTCCACAATCATCGAACAACAGGGGTATTACTTGCAGATTCTCGATCCGGGCGCTCAGGTTCGCGGGCTTCGTGGAACCCCCACAATTTCGTTTTTCTACACGGACGGCGGCGCTGTGCAAAAGATCACCGTTGCGTCGATCGATATTTTGTAGCCATGAAAACGTGCACTCGCTGCAAGGCGACAAAGCCGCTTAGCGAATTCTACGCCCGCAAGTCTGCAAAAGATGGGCGAGAATCGCATTGCCGCGAGTGTGCGGGGGAAAAGGTTAGGCTATATCACGCGACGCATAAAGAGGCTACTAAAGCCTATAAAATTGCCAACAAAGAGCGTTCGTCGATAGTTGATAAAGCGTATCGTGAGTCACATAAGGCCGAAACCAAAGCGAGAACTTCCAAGTGGTCAAAATTGAACCTGGAAAGACGTATTGCTGCGAATCGCGAAAGTCGAAAAATATCTCGTCGCGAATGGTCACGCGCGAATCCCCATTTGGTTTGCCAGCAAGCGGCAAAACGCCGCGCCGTTTCTCGTCAAGCTACTCCAAAATGGGCCAATCGCTTTTTCATACAAGAAGCGTATCATTTAGCTGCACTGCGAACGAAATTGACGGGGATCGATTGGCATGTTGACCACATTGTTCCGTTAAATTCCCCGTTGGTATGTGGGCTACATTGCGAAGCAAATTTGGCGGTTATTCCCGCTAAAGAAAACTTATCGAAGTCAAACCGTCAATGGCCGAACATGCCAATCTAAGGAGCCCGAATCATGGCCGATACCACAACCATCACCGCAGCCAATTCGGTTTTTACCCTTGTCGCTGCTGGACTTTTCCCCGCCCCGGTGCAGCTTCAGGGTTTCGCGACCGATAAGGCGTTTGCAACGGACGCCCTCGAAATTGCCGAAGTTCAAATGGGCGTCGATGGCCGCATGACCGCCGGCTATGTGGCGAATCCCGTCAAGCAGACGATCAGTTTGCAAGCGGACAGCCCCAGTCGGACGATTTTTTCGGCCATCCTGCAGGCCCAGAAGACGACCAGGGACATTTATTATCTGTCCGGGTCCATCAGCCTGCCGAGTACCGGCGAAGCCTTCACGCTCACGCGGGGCGTCCTGACGACCGGCAAGCAAATCCCGGACGCGCAGAAGCTGCTGCAGGCCGTCGATTTCAACATCACGTGGCAGAGCGTCGATGCCTCGTTGATCTAAAGTTTATGCCGCTCGCAGCCGGTTCTCCTTCCCGGTCGCGCTGCCTTCTCCCAGACATGCGAGCGGCACCTTATTTACCGGAGAGGTCACAGGAGAATGAGCATGGCAAGAAATACCGCGAACGTAACGATTCAGGACGATACCCGCGACAAGGGTAAGGTCTTCGTACTTACCGAAATGCCGGCGAGCCGCGCCGAAGCTTGGGCCGCTCGCGCCCTTATGGCCCTCATGTCCTCCGGTGCGCAGATTCCCGCCGGTTACGAACGCTTCGGGCTGGCCGGAATGGCCGAGATTGGCCTCAAGGGACTGTCAGGCCTCAAGTGGGAAGACGCCGAGCCGCTGCTTTCCGAAATGATGCACTGCATCCAGATCGTGCCTGACCCGTCGAAGCCGCACGTCATTCGCGGACTGATCGAAGAAGATATTGAAGAAATCTCGACCCGCATCAAATTGCGCGCTGAAGTGTGGAAACTCCATGTGGGTTTTTTGAAGGCCGTCGCCCCCTCAATCTTCGCCGCATTGGAGACGGCCAAACAAAGCCCTATGCGGAATACGAAAACGTCTCGTCAATCATCGGCACGTTGATCAGCAAGCGCCTCGCCACGCTTCACGAACTCGATACTGTCTATGGGTGCCGCGATGCTTATGATATGCTTGAAGTATCGCGGGTCGATGATTACAACGACGCGTTAAGGAATACGGTTTGATATGTCGGTTTCAGTCACACTCAAATGGTGGTTTAGACCGCTCATTTATTTGGCGACGCTGATAAAAAGCGCGAGCCTTCAATCTTTTGTGGTAAATAACGGCTTCACCATTAAGATCGTCAAATAATGCCCACAATTATCGACAGCCTGCTAGTAACCCTTGGTATCGACGCCGGCCCGTTTAATAAGGGCAAGGCTCAGGTCGACAAGTCCCTGAAGCAGACGGGCGATGAAGCCGAGAAGGCCGGTAAGAAGCTCAAGCAGACAGGCAAGGACGGCGCGGATGGATTCAACGAACTGGCGGCAGGCGCTACTAAGTTCCTGGCCGTCCTTGGCGGCGCTGCGGCCCTTACTCACTTCATTGAAAATACGATTGAAGCGACCACACAAATGGCGCGCTTCTCTCGCAACCTTGGTGACTCGGCATCAAACGTCAATGCGTGGTCTAATGCAGCCGAACTGGCCGGCGGTTCCGCAGGTGGGCTGCAAAGCACGCTCGACAAGCTCAGTATGGCGCAAACCGAGCTTGAGATAACCGGAAGCTCGTCGCTCGTTCCGTATCTGTCGAGCCTTGGCATCGCCTTCGGTGCGGGCATCTCGCCTGCCCAACAACTACTTGAATTGTCCGACCGCTTCGCCCGTATGGATCGCACCAAGGCGAACAATCTCGGGCGTACGATGGGCATCGATCAGGGCACCATGAACCTGCTGCTCAAGGGCCGGCCCGAAGTCGAATTAATGATCAAGCGTCAGAAGGAACTGAACGACGTCAACACCAAGCAGACGGAAGTTTCCGAACGCTTGACCAAGGCATTCACGGAAGGCAAACAGAGCTTTTCGTCGTTCGGCCGCGAGTTAATGATGGCGGTCGCGCCGGCGCTTGAGAAAGCGCTCGCCCTTTTCTCGGCCCTCGGCGAATGGATGCGTGAGAACAAGGAATTTGTCGAAATCTTCTTGACCATTGTCGCGGTCGGCCTCGGCGCGATTGGTGCGGCACTCATTCCGATCAATATGGTTGCTGTCGGCGTACTTGCCTTGGGCGCAGCCATCGCCGCGCTCTATCAGGATTATCAAGTCTGGAAGCGCGGCGGGGATTCGCTCATCAACTGGGCCGCATGGGAGCCGGGCATCAAAGCTGCGGGGGCGGGCGTCATATGGCTGCGCGATCTTGTCGCCGATGCCTTTTACCGAATGTTCGCTGCCGTCGATATGGTCAAAAGTGCCCTATCTGGCGACTGGGAACGTGCAAAGTTTGCCGCCGGGGAATTCAAGAACGGCAACGGCAAGCCCTACGGCGCGCCGGCCTCCGATACGACCACGCAGCGCACAAGCTCCGGCAAGATTGGCCGCATGGGGCCGCAAGCATTCTTCGAGTCAAAAGGCTGGACGGCGGCACAAGCTGCCGGGATTGTGGCTAACCTGCAGAGCGAATCGGGAATAAACGCCAGTGCCGTCGGCGATAGCGGCAAAGCCTACGGTATCGCTCAGTGGCACCCTGATCGGCAAGCCGCGTTTGCTCGATGGGCCGGCCACGACATTAAAGGTTCGACCGCCGAGGAGCAGATGGCCTTCGTTCATTACGAACTGACCGAAGGCAACGAAAAAGGCGCAGGCGCGGCGCTACGTAGCGCGACGACAGCACAACAGGCCGGCGAACTGGTCTCTTCCCGGTACGAGCGACCCGCAAATGGTGAGGCCGAAGCCCGCAAGCGCGGACTGCTCGCCATGGGCATTCCGGGGGCCGCAGGGGCCGCGCAAGGCGTCGGGGCATCTAGCAGCGCACGAATGGCGCAAGCGGCCAGCCAAGGCGCGGGAAACCGTTCTAGCGAGACCAGCATTTCTGAGATGAATATCTACACGCAAGCAACGGACGCGAACGGGATCGCCACGGATATAGGCAAAAGCATCGACAATCTCTACACCTCGCAATTCAATTATGGTTTGGACGGCTGACATGCCCCGCATCGCATTCCCAAACGTGCCCAATTCTGCCGGTGTTCCGGCAATTCCGCGTTCGTCCAAAATTCCGACCGTTGCTCGCGCCGCGCTTGGCGTTATCCAAAGCGCAGTATGGGCCGCGCTGCAAGGGGATGTGAAGTGGGGCATTTTCGACGCGACGGGGAATTCAATTTTTGGTGATAGTACTTCGGGTATTCTGTCGGCGCTTACGAGTGCGGCAGGGCTAGGTACGGTGGTTTCAACCAATGCCGTCGAATACTCAAAAGAGGTTCGCTCTTGCGACTTCCCGATAGAGCAAGGGTCATTCGCCAGCTACAATAAAGTTGAAAGCCCTGGTTCGCCAAGCGTTACGATGGCAATGACGGGAAGCGAAACGGATAGAACGGCGTTTCTCCTGGCGATCGATACCGCCTGCAAATCGACGGAACTGTATGATGTGGTTACGCCTGAATGGTCCTATTTTGATCACAGTATCGAACGGTACAATTATCAACGCCGGTCGCAACGTGGCGCAACGCTGCTTATCGTCGAGATTATCCTAAAAGAAATTCGGCAGGTATCCGCGCAATATGCGACAGCGGCCGCTGCGCCAAAACAAGCAAGCGCATCTGCATCTGCAGATAACGGAAAGGTTCAGCCGAAAACTACAGAAACTTCCACGCTTAAAGGTTTCTTCAAGAAATTTGGGTGGCAATAATGCAACAGATTCCGCTGCAGGCCACGGCTTCACAAACCGCTCGCATCGTATTGGGCGGGCAGAATTGCCAGATTAGCCTTTACCAAAAGGAAGAGGGTTTATTTTTCGACCTTATTTCAAACGGGACGACGATTGTTGTCGCGGTTCTTGCCCTTGACGCCGTGGCGCTCGTCTGCAGGCAGTATCTCGGCTTTATTGGCAATCTTCTTTTCATCGATACGCAAGGCTCGACCTCGCCCACATATATCGGGCTTGGCGGGCGGTATGCGCTCGTCTATTTGACTGAGGCGGAAAATGTCAAGCTTCAGCAATAAGAAGCGGCTGCGCTTCAAGATAACCCTTGGTGGAACGGGGCATTTTGACGACGCGGGCGACAATCAGATTATTCTCGAAGGCTATCGGGCAAGCGCAGATATAAGCCTCGCGGGCGGAATTCAGCGCGGCGAGTTGCGTGCAAAAATATACGGGCTAAAATTGTCCGATATGAACGCAATCACAACTTTTGCTTGGCGAGTCGGAACAATCGCGCCGAGTACGGTTGTCGTTTATGCAATAGACGGGCTTATCGAAAGTCTCGTTTTCGCTGGCAATATCGTTAATGCCTACGCTGATTTTAGTGGAATGCCCGACGTATTTTTGAATCTGCAAGCGGGGGCGGCATTCCTTGATGTAATGCGGGCCGTTCCGCCAAGAAGTTATAAAGGCTCGATTGATGTGGCGAGCGTAGCAACTGAAATTTGCGCGAGCATGAAATACACGTTAGAAAATAACGGGGTAAACATTCAGCTTTCCGACGTTTATTTGAACGGTAGCGGAATGAGTCAATTTGAAAATCTCGCGCAGATGGCGGGCATTGATTATGCGCTCGAAGGTAGCCTTATGGTGATTACTCCGAAAGGAGTCCCGAGAGGTACGCCCATTCCCTTAATCTCCGCACAAACCGGCATGGTCGGCTATCCTGTATTTAACGGTGTGCAAGTCAACGTGAGAACGCTATATAATCCAGGCATTCAGGCGCTCGGCCGCGTAAAGATTGAAACCGACGTACAGCGCGCCGCCGGCTATTGGACGGTACGATCAATGAATCATCAGCTTGAATCCGAGAAGCCTAACGGCGCATGGTTCACCTCATTTGTGGGTACGTCAAGTGACTACTGAAATTCCCCTCGGGCCGCTACAGCCGGAAACCAATCAGGGCGAGCCGAACCGGCAGGCGTTTGCCATTCAGCAGTTGCTGTCGAAGATGCAGACGGCCACATTGGTACGCATTGACGCCGTGACGAACTCGGGCGGGCTGTCGCCGGTCGGCTTTGTCGACGTGACGCCGCTCGTTAATCAAGTCGACGGGGCGGGCAATCCGACGCCACACGTTACCATTTTCAACATTCCGTACTTTCGACTGCAGGGCGGCGGGAACGCGATTATCCTCGACCCGGAGCCGGGCGACCTCGGTATCTGTGTATTTGCCAGCCGTGATATTTCCAAAGTCAAAGCGACCCGCAAACAGGCCAATCCCGGAAGCTTCCGCAAGTACGCGTTCAGCGACGGGCTTTATATCGGAGGCGTCCTCAACGGAACGCCCTCGCAGTACGTGCAGTTCAGCGCCGCCGGCATTCGTATTCATTCGCCCGTTCAAGTCAAGCTTGATGCGCCGGACGTGCTTATCTCGGCGACAACGGTGGAGATTAACGCCAGCGCCTCGACTACCGTGACCACGCCTACTTTTACGGTGAATGGGCAGACTGTTCTAAACGGCACGCTTTCGCAAACCGGAAGCGGCGCGGCGACCTTCTCTGGCACGCTTACTGCGACAGGCGATATTGTGGGCGCGGGAACGAGCCTTCACACTCACGTCAATACCGGCGTCGTTCCTGGCGGCGGAAACTCGGGGCCTCCAGCATGACCAGACTAAACACTTTGCTGCTCGATCAAACCGAATGGGACGTGGTGCTTGATAGCTCGCGCAATATCGCGATGGCCTCGCCGCCCTATTCGCTTGCGCAAGATGTGGCGAGCGCAGTTCGTCTATTTCTTGCCGAACTTTGGTTCGATACGACAAAGGGCATTCCGTACTTTGAAAATGTCCTCGGCAAGTTGCCGCCCGCCGCACTAATAACGGGATACATTGAAAGCGCCGCTAAAACTGTTCCCGGCGTTACGTCAGCCCGCTGTATAATCAACACGTTTGCCAATCGGGAAATAACCGGGCAGATACTTTTTATTGATGAACAGGGGCAGGAAAATGGCGTCAAGTTCTAGTGTCCCAGCGTTAGAATTTACAGCGGCCGGCGTCGTGCTGCCGCTTGAGACGGCCGTCTTGGCGGGCGTACAGTCCGATTACGACTCGGCCTTTGGTGGTGGCCTCAACCCCGCGCTCGAAACGCCACAGGGGCAACTTGCGTCAAGCCAAGCCGCCATCATCGCCGACAAGAACGCCGAGATTGCTTACTACACGAATCAAGTCGATCCGCAGTACGCCGAAGGCCGCTTTCAGGATGGCATCGGGCGAATCTACTTTCTGAACCGCAAAGGCGCGACAGCGACCGCTGTGACGGCCACGCTCGGGGGCTTGCCGGGAACCGTAATACCGGCAGGCACGTTTGCTCGCGACACGAGCGGAAACACCTATGCACTGAGCGGCGACGCTACGATTGGGACCGCATCTACCATTGACGCCGAATTTCAGAATCTTGTCACCGGCCCCATTGCCTGTCCTGCAGGAACGCTAACCTCCGTTTATCAAGCCGTTCCCGGATGGGACACAATCACGAACACCGCCGACGGCACGCCCGGTTCAAATGTGGAGAACCGGGCGGACTTTGAATACCGTCGCAAGAATTCGGTAGCCCTCAATGGTCATGGAACACCGCAAGCAATCTATGCTGAAGTGTTTGCACTCGCTGACGTTCTCGACGTTTACGTTCTTGATAACCCGAAAGACATTACCGTAAATACGGGGGCGACAAACTACCCGCTGTTACCACACTCTGTTTATGTTGCGGTCGTTGGCGGAACGGACTCTGAGATTGCCGCCGCGATATGGCGGAAAAAAGATGCCGGATGCGACTATAACGGCAACACTTCGGTTCAAGTCGCAGACGATAGTGGATACAGTTATCCTCTTCCTGAATATACCGTAAAGTTTGAACGGCCCGATGCGTTGCCGGTTTTGTTCGCAGTCTCTTTAGTCAACAGCCCATCATTACCGTCAAATATTACCGCCCTGATCCAAGCCGCAATAATTGCCCGGTTCAATGGCGCAGACGGAACGACTCGCGAACGAATGGGGTCGATGATCCTGGCGAGCCGATACTATGGGGCAGTTGTTGCCGTTGCGGATAACGTTTCGCTGGTAAGCATTCTAATCGGAACGACGACCGCGACTTTGAGTCAGATTCTTGTCGGAATCGATCAGAAGCCCACTTTGTCGGCGACCGATATTGTAGTGGCTTTGGTGTAGCCATGCTGAACGTAGAACGCACAATAATATCGCAGTATGGGAACAGCGCGACAATATCGCAGCTGATTCATGATATGAACGGGTATCTTGACCCGCGTGCTGATTTTGATGCATTCTATTCCTTCGTTTGGAATGTCGAGACCGCACAAGGGTTTGGTCTCGACATTTGGGGGCGTATCGTAAATATTGGGCGGGAATTAACGGTTCCCGCTACACTGACGTACTTTGGTTTTAATGAGGCCGAACCCGGAGCATATACTTTTGGTGAAGCGCCTTTTTATGTCGAAGCATCTGATGCAACGCAAACTTATCGACTGGCCGACGATGCATATCGAACCTTGATTTTAACGAAAGCGTTGGCAAACATTTCAGCAGTAAATGCCCCGACATTAAATCAGCTTTTACGTAATCTATTTGCGGCTCGCGGCAAGTGCTACGTTAATGACATGGGGGGCATGCAGCTACGCTATACGTTTGAGTTTTTGCTTACGGATTATGAATTTGCTATCATGACGCAGTCTGGGGCGATACCTCGGCCGGCAGGAGTCGGGGCTTACGTATTAACCACGGACGCTCCTGTTTTTGGATTCTCGGAAGCTTTTGCCGCCCCGTTCGATCAGGCCCCATTCATTCAAGAAGGTGCAAGCCATGCAATCGTCTAATACGCCAGCCAAGTTGGTTCTTCCCTTCGCAGCCTCGGGCGGTAAACGCACGATTCCGACCGCATCGCAGGTTGGAGTTACGCCAGGGGCGGCGTCACTGGCTGACGGGTTCCCCCCTTTGACTCGCACGCCGCTGTCTGCCGGTGGCGTGCCGCCTTCCGGTATCGACATGAACGGCATTCTTTACGAAATGTCGGACGTAATCCGATGGGCAAATGCTGGCGGCGGGTACGCTTTTGACTCGACGTTCGCAACTGACAGCAACGTGGGGGGCTACCCAAAGGGCGCTCGCGTCATGCGCTCAGATGGCCTTGGGTATTGGATCAACTCAATCGACAACAATACCGCCGATCCTGAAGGGGGCACACCAACCGGCTGGTCGCCGGATACCACGACGGGAGCGGCGGCGGTAACGATGACCAGCGCTAACGTAACTCTCAGCCCGCTAGAGTATGGTCGCCCAACAATCGTATTGTCAGGCACGCTTTCGGCAAATTTGAATCTCGTTTTCCCAAGCATCGTGGGGGAATGGGTCGTAATCAATAACTGCACAGGGGCCTTCTTCGTAACTTGCAAAACGGCAGCTGCGGCGGGCATAGCATTACCCTTAGGGTTTAAGGGAAAGATCGTTAGTGACGCAACGAGCATTAATACTGACGATGCGGTTTTCATTGCGTCAGGAACCGGCGCTGTGCCGCGCCGTATGAACGATAAGGCCGCAGACATTGTGTCGTTCCTCGATTTTGACACAACGGCGAACGCTAACGCTGCCGCAAAAGGGGTGGTTATCCCCTCCGGCAGTTATTCAGTTACCGCCGATTTTACTTTCACCACGCCAGTATCGATGCTTCCTGGTGCTGTGTTTAATATTGCGACCGGAGTCACTTTAACTTTCGCAAACGGATTTTCTGCCGGGGTCTATCAAGTTTTTGCCTGTACAGGAACCGGAAAGGTTGTTTTTACATGGGCGAAAATTACTCACGGTTATCCTGAATGGTGGGGGGCGGCGAGCGGCATAAATTCCGCGCCTGTCGCAGCGGCAAATAGTATTGCTTTTAACGCGGCTCTTGTTGCTCTGCCGCAAGTAAATGCGCAAGGGGCTGACTATTTTTATGATTCGATCATCAACCATAAAACTCCGACCGTTTATTTCAAGGGCGCTGGGTCTAAGTACGATTCGGTTTATGGGCCGCATGCGACTCGTCTAATTTTGACGACAGCTACCGGCGCAGGGTTTCGGGTCGGATTGTCCGCAAATCCAGGTTCGATTAACATGTATCCTCGCGGGCTGCGTGTATCTGACATATGCTTTACAAGGCTGGTTGCCCCGAATATTAACACCACGGGGATTGCGGTCAGTTACGCGACAGAGGCGTTTGTGGAGCGCGTTCAATCGGCAGAGTCGACATTTAGTTGGCAATTTTTAGGCACCAACGGGTGCCGAGTTGACGATTGTACCGCCATCCGAAGCGTGGCGGCTGTCGGCGGTACCGATTTTTGGCGAGCATATTACGTTGATGGGGTAACAGACGTTATCGCCGCAGGCGGAAACGCTTCGCTATACATGAACAGGTGTAGCGCCGGCTGTAATCTCGCGGCCCTTCAAACGGGGAATTCCACTGGTTTTTATATTGATGGGGCGTTTACCGACCTATTTATGTCTTGGCCGGAATCGGCGTTCTGCTATAGGGGAATCCAAATCATGGGAAACAGTGCGACTGGAAATACTTTTTCCAACACCGATCTACATATTGTTCATCCGATTATGGATCAATTTCATAATGTCGGATTGTATATCGCTAACGTTGCTGAGGCCGGGTCGTTTGTTATCGACGAGCCATATCTAGGCCCGGCATCAGATGCCAGAGCTTCATTGTGGGTAATAAATTGCCCTGGCGGCGGACGTATTTCAGGAGGTCAGTTCGTTCAAGGTGGAGCACCTTCGGTGCAGCCGGTCATCATCGATACTTGTGGTGGGGTCATTCTTGACGGAACTCAAATTTTGGAATCCGGCGCTGTGTATCCGGTAATTGGTACGACCACCATAAATAGTTGCCTGCTCACTCCAAAAATCAAGAATAAATCAGTTACCGCCGCAGCGGCAATTCAATTGTCCGGCACGTGCGTAGCAAATACAATTGGGCCAATAATTATGGGGAAAGCCTCGGCCTTTACTTTCGGCGTTCAGGTTCTTGGAACGGCAGATACAAATAACGAATACCGGACTAGCGGAATAAACAGCGCCTGCCTAGTTACAAGTTCGGCAAATAAGCTAAATCGAAATGGCGTCGCGATAACAGCAACAGGGTTGTCCGGCACAAATCTCGTTTCTGGCGTCATGTCGTAACCCTACTATGAGCGACGCTCAATTCCTGTCGATATTAATGTCAGTCGTGACGAGTCTGTTCGGCCTGATCATTCTTATTCTCGGCTGGCTTGGTAATAAGATGTACGCCAAGCTAGATGAAATGAATAGATCAATCCCGGTTATCCTGGCAGAACAAGGTAATGAAATTAAAGGATTGGGCATACGAGTTAATCGAATCGAAACCCACATATTCGATAGGCGGCAATCATGATTGCGTTACATGACGACTGGCACGCAATTTTGCGTAAGGCGTGGTCATTTCGTCTCGCCATTGTCGCGGGCTTTCTTTCCGCCGTAACCGTTATTATGGGGGTCATGGTGAATTGCGGCACGTCGCCCGCCTTCATGGTGGCCTTTAGCGTGGTGTCGATCCTTGCGTCTGTTGCCGGGTTTGCCGCCGCCGCCGCTCGAGTCGTCGCTCAGCCGAAGATGAAACTATGACGCCGAACCAGAAACGCGCCCTTGCAGCAGCCCTCGCCACGGGTATTGCTGGGGCGCATGAGGGTTTGAAGTTTACGCCCTACTATGACCCGCCCGGAATTCTTACAGTCTGCCAGGGCCACACGGGTCCGGACGTAATCAAAGGCAAACGCTATTCCCTCGCCGAGTGTGACGCCTTTTTGACCGACGACATGCGCAAAGCGGTCGGCCTTGTCGATGCCTGTCAGCCAGGCCTGCCCGTGCCTGTCCTCGCGTCGTTCGCCGATGCAGTCTTCAATGGCGGGCCTACGATAGCCTGCAACCGCACCAAATCGACGGCGGCGCGCTTGCTTTACGCCCACGATTACGCCGCCGCGTGCGAGCAGCACTTGCGCTGGAATAAGGCTAAGGTTGCCGGCGTGATGGTCGTCTTGCCGGGTCTCACAACTCGCACAATTGAGCGCCGTAATTTGTGCATGGAGGGGCTATGACTACTCAAATCAAGGCGCTACTCATCCTAGGAGTGCTTCTGGCCGCGTTTGGCGCGGGCTGGGCGGGCAACGGCTGGCGACTGGATGCCAAGTACCAATCTGAGGCAAAGGCACAACTGAAGGCCAGTATAAAAGCCCTAGAGGTGCTTACCGATGAACGGGACGCCCTATCTGCAAAACTTACCGCCGCTGATGACGCTGCGACCGCAAAACTTCGGGAGGCACAAAATGAAACTGCTCGCTTACGTAACGCTACTCCTGGCACTATCGTCTTGCGCGTCGCTGCCAAATGCCCAGCCGCCGGAAACTCCGCCAAAACTGCAAGCTACCCCGGCGTGGATACTGGAACCGGGGCCGAACTTGCAGGAACTGCTCGACAAGCTTATTTTAATCTCCGAGACGCCATCGACTACGCCACCGGCCAGCTTAACGCTTGCCAAGCAGAATTAAAGCTCAGGCAGTAGTCATTCCGTCACCTGCCGCCCGGCCCGTGCTGCAAATTGTTCATCCGTCTCATCGATCATTCCCCAAAACGCCCAATTCGTCGGCGCGATAGGCACGGGCCGGGGGCTTGTCTGAGGGCGACGGCACGGCGAGTAAAGCTTGAGGGCGGCAATTTCGGCCTTCAATTTGAGTACTTGCGCTTCAGAAACGGCAAGTTGATTATACGCGGCCCGCGCTGCCTGCTCGCTGCTTTGGTAACTGATACGCCACGATTCATAGCTCATTTTTGTCCCCCTTTGGCTCGCTCAGCATCATTGCGCGCAATCAGAAGCGTGGCAAATTCGATCAGGCTAACTTCTGCCCATTGCTCCCATTCTGCCCAATGAACCTTGTCGGCAACTTCCATTACGATACGTTCATCCATTACAAAGCTCCTTTAAATCCTCGCAAATCTCTTTGGCCGGTACGCCGCAAGACTTACTCAGTTGTTCAATAATCATCGCAATCGCTTCGAGAGCGAAAACGCTATCTGCTGGCGTATCCAGTCGGCCGGTAATGTGGCCGTGACAGTCCGCCTTAAGGTCGGCCAGCAGTCGGTTCATTCCATTTCCGCCGTCAGCGCCGCATCCACAATAACGAGGGCGTCGGACAGCTTCGTGCAGCCCATGATAGCAACGAACGCCTTATGCTGCACTTCGACCTTTGCCGACAGCGCCTCGACAATCTCGAGCCGCAAGTCACTCAACATTCGGAGTTTGTCGCGCTCGGCGCGCAAGTTGGCGAGGGCGAGTCTGGTGCGCGGGCTTTCGGTCAGTGGCATATCATCGCTCCCACAATGATCCCGATTATGATCGCGACGACGGCCGGCCAGTGACTCTCGTTCAGTTCGTGAATCCAGGGGATACGCCGCATTTCGGGCGTCTGCTGGCGCAGGTACTTTTGAGGGGTCATGATATTTTCTCGCAAGTAAAGTCAAGTTCGCCATTTCGCCAAGGTTTCATTCCGGCCTCAATAACTCGATAGCCCATGTCGCGCAATTCTTCGAGCGTTTCCAGAGTCGGCGGAACGCCGGTACTTTCGAGGTAGACGTAATGCTCCGTCTCATGCTTGACGACCCAACGTTCTGCCGGTACGGGCGGAACGACAGGCTTGCGCTTGAACCAGTTCATAAGTATTTCTCCATTCGTTTGACAACTTTAGTCGGATCGGTCGTAGCGCCCAGATAGACGCCGCGCCGGAAAAATTCAAACTTGCCGCCCTTGTAGCGACATAGCAGCCCCTTGGCGCGACCGATAGCGCAGGCCGTGGCGGCTATGTCTTGGGGGCTAGGCATCGGGCGCTTTGGCATTGCCCTTCGGCCAGCCCGCTGCCGTCAGGTCGGCAATGACGTTGGCTACCGGAAGATTCGATACGCCTGTCGTTCCACGTTCAGCCGGAAGATACTTAGCGAATTCCGGCAGGCGTTCCTGCGCTTGCTTAAGCGTGCGGCACGCGCCGATAACAGCAATCAGTTTGTTTTCGAGGGCGTCACGCTGATTGTGTTGCGCTTTATTAAGCTCCGCCAATTCCTCAAGTTTTGCCCATGTTTCAGGATCGCGCTTACTGATACAGTTGTAATCTGAACGTCCGCTTTCGGTCCTCGGGGTCGGCATGTAAGGCTCGTCAAGCCCGCCCGGCGTATTGGGTGAGTTTTTGTCGAGATATTCAGGACAAAGCTTATAAACTGCTCGCACCTCCTTGGGCAGAAGTTTGAGTACCGCTGCGATTGTCATATCAAGCGCCCGCTGCTTGTAGTCAACGCTTGGCACATCATCCATGACGGCTTTGACAAAGGCGCTACGGTCATATTGATTCAGGTTCATTTCATCTCTCCGGTTGTGTTGTTAACGCTTTGAATTATGAACTACCTTTTTACAGAATGCAACACTTATTTGTAGTACCCCACGTCATGCAGCATCGCGTTCGCCTTCTGGATGTACCAATCGTAGTCAATGTCCGTCGGGGCAGGGTCATGCGGGGCCGCGCTCACTCTTTCCGATACCGTCGGCCCCGCCAGCCGCCAGCCGCCCGAATAGGCCAAGGCTTACCCTTATAGACGGCCCATGCCGGCATTGTGCCCATGATCCGCTCGACCTCTTCAATACTTCCGAAGCCCTGCGGCGCTTCCACAATATCCTCATCATAGACGTGCAGCACGACCGGGTAGCCGGCCTTCTCCAAGTTGATCATGGCGTACCGCTGAATATCTCGGGCGACGGCCTGCACGACGTTCTCGCAGAGCTTGCCTGAGTAAGTGTCCATCCGTACCCAGCCGAGCGGCCCTTGTTGTGGGTTCGTGTTGTACCCCTCGAAGCTCAGGGAATACTGACCGCCGAAGCCGCGAGTATTGGGTGAAAGTAGCGGATTGTTGTAGGTCAGCGCCCGACCAGAAGGAAGCCAGCAGTACAGCGCCTCGCCGTGCTTGACGTAGGAAACCCCCGTATGCGTGCCGTCCTTGCGGCTCACATGAAACCATTGCTCAGGAGCGAGCAGGGCGTTAATCGCGGCCCCTTCAAGGCCAAATAGTTCGGGGGTTTTGTTCCATCCTTCCCGCCGTTCCTGACCGCCCCAGAATTCCACAATGGCCGGGGAAGCGTCGCGCCATGCAAGGATTGCCGTTTTGATTTCGTCGTCACTCATGAAGGCGTCCGCGCCGAAGCGTTTCCATGCGTTGATCCAGCCGCCAAAGCCTGACGCCAGTTCTGCAACTTTGCCCATTGTCTGCCGCAAGGGGTGATGCGGCTTGGTC